AATCAAGGTAAATCGAGGAAATCAAGGTAAATCGAGGAAATCAAGGTAAATCGAGGGAAATCGAGGTAAGTCGAGGTAAGTCGAGGTAAGTCGAGGTAAATCAAGGTAAATCAAGGGAAATCGAGGTAAATCAAGGGAAATAAAGGGAAATAAAGGGAAATAAATGGAAACAGGGGAAATCAAGGGAAACAGGGGAATCCAAGGTGAGATAAGGAATCCCGGGGAAACAAGGGTATCTTTATGGTAAGGGGATCTTATGTGTATGAAGGTATGTTTATGTATGGGTGTGTGTGTTTCTTTGGGTGATGGTGGGAATGTAGGAAGCCAAGGGAGAACGGAGGCGGCGATGGCGTGGGGTAAGTCCCGCTGGTCGTCCGTCCCTGTTCCCCTTTGGCGTTAGTGTAATATTAAAAATCTGACAGTGATATGACGAAAGAAGAAGCAAGGAACGTATTTGGCGGTAGTATAGTAAATAATCTGCTGTCGCTAGGGGCTGAGCCTACCAACGTGGTAAGGCAAGACGGGTTGATAGAATGGAAAAGTGATGGATATATAGAGGTAGGAGGCGTACAGGTATGGGCTTACTATTACTTTGAGGATGGAGAGGATGTTGATAGATGTGATTGGGCGGATCATATGGAGATAGAGGTAGAGGAATGTTGGATTTAAAACCGGTTGATGGTGGTGGAATAACACCAAGGGGAACGGGCGGCGGTGTCACGGCGTGGTAGGCGCGGTTGTCGGTCTCCGTCCTTTTCCTTGGCGTGGTAATATAAAATACTAATAACATGGACGAGATTATGGAATTACAAGATGAAGCGCTGCTTTATCTGCGTGATAATATTACAAAGGATGAGGCGTATTATATCCTTGCGACCGATAAGGAGATGCTAGCGATTCTTATAGCTGATAAGAAGGACGGGAGCAAACGTATCAAGATTCTTGATGCGGAATATACTATAGAGAAGGATGATATGTTATTTCTATTCGATACTGATGGGGTGATAGATGAGTGTCTTTTGGTTGCCAGCTGCATAGGGATAAATATGTATTTCCGCAGGCAAGATGCCAACGCTATTTTGAATAACATCAATAGAGAGAAAGTTATGAAATATCCTTACATAGCTATTCAGTTAGATAATATACAGACTATCGAAAAGCGTAGGGTTATTTTTGAGATCACCGGACATAGGATAGATGATAACAAAGAGAAAATAGATTTTATGTTTGTTTATTTTATGGCTAGAATATTATGAGAGCGAGGAGGACTGTGAAGGAAAGAGATATTGTGAAGATATTGGTATTCGGGTATGATAGGATGCTTATAAAATCCATTAAGGATTCCGGATTCAGAAGTATGTCGGATGTAATATCGTACGCCAATAATATGGTCGGGGATAAGCCCATTGATCATATTAGGGTATCAAATGAGGCTCGTGGATGGTGTGGGTCATATACTAATTATGGTAAAAGAATAGATTGGTTTGATAGTAGGATATGATATGAGAAGGATTATAAAAGAGAGAGACGATATCAAGGTATCTATATTTAGTGGGGATAGATTGGCTCGTGTTTTCATTGATTCTGGGTATAGGAATATAGCTATGGTGATAGCCGATTGCAATAGAATAGCTAATGGTTGTTATCATATACATCATATTGAGGTGGTAAATATGGATAGGGGATGGTATGGTACATACACCTTATATG